ATCCTTTTCTTTAAAAGTTGCATTTATAACTTGAACTCAAGAATTCACTACGTTTCATTCTGCCATTATTAAATTTGCTAATAATAAGACTACGGCACATATTATATTCACAAACTACTGATATGAGGTCACTATACCATCTACCATTTGTGCTTATTTTGAAAGGTATTTCTTCTGATACAATTGGATTCTCTAACTTCTCTTGCTCCGGTATATCGTTTTCAGTTAGATTATACTCCATCAACAAGCGTGTTATGCCTGCCGCAGCTGCATTTGCTTCGCCTTCGTTACCCAATGCAGTAGCTGACTCTTTTAGATTCATTAGCTTGCGCAACTTCTCTAATATTTTATCTTTCTTTGTTTTCATAATATTTGTTTTTTGATATTAGTTAAAACTGATTGCCACGTACCTATAGAACCGTATGTATCCGAAACAGTAAGAGGGATTCTCTGTATTATCACCTATCTCAATTCGCACGTTATAGCCTTTCATCCGTAAAAAGCGTGCGGCTATTTCGTAGACGGTGTATCGTTTCTCATGAATGTCCCAGTAACTGATTCCACGCTCTGTCTGAGGAATGCCTTTTTTCAGAATCTTCTTAAAGGATTTGATGGTTCGTATGATTTCTTTTTTATTCATATTTGTTCCGATTTGAATTATTTGTTTAGAATCTGCTTCATACACCTGCGGAACTCTTTTACAGATCCGGGATTCATGTTTTTACTAAGCATAATTTGGAAAATCTCCACCGGATTATACTTTCTGTATTCAACAGGGATTTTGCCAAATACTCCGTATTCTAAGATCGTATCTCTGATATCCATTGGAATTTTCAAAACTTTCAATGCTTTCTGCTGTTGTGGAATTGAATACGGTTGATAATTACTATCCCAATTTCCAAATACGGAAGTGACATAAAGAATCTTTTTTGCTAATCTTTTTTTCATATCTTTCCTAATTTGTTTTGAATTTATTTATAGTAGTATTTTTGTTAAACAGAGCCATAACAATCAATGCTAAAGCTACTTTCAATAATTGCTTTTTCCCAACAATTACGACATTACTACGATTTAGCCCATCATCAGTCTTGATACTGTACCAATTCTTATAAGGTGGCAGTACCTTATAGATATATATTTTCCCAATTACCTTTTTCATACTTATATTTTCAAATTTTATAATCCGTTATTCGTTAATTGGTAATTTCATAAAGCACATCCACATGGTCTTTCCATGTCTTCCGGTGGTATGCCCAAACAGAGGTTGCCGTTCGATAGCTTTCAACACTTCTTTGACTGTTATTTGGTCTTCATTCCATTTGAAAATCAAAACTCCGTAGTCTTCCAGCACACGAAAGCATTCATCTACGCCCTTCTTTATCAATCTTGGCCAATCTTCAGGAAGTTTACCATACTTCTTGGCTAACCAACTATCTTTACCAACCTTTAGCAAATGGGGTGGATCAAACACTACCAGTTTAAAGGATTTATCCAAAAACGGCATATCGGTAAAGTCCGATACGATGTCTGGGTGGACTTTCAGATTTCGGCCATCACAAAGAATGTATTCTTCGTCCCTAATGTCAGCAAACAAAGCCAAAGGGTTTTCTTTATCAAACCAACACATTCGGCTACCGCAACAGGCATCTAATATGATTTTTGTTTCACCGTTCATTTCTTACTTTATTTGAACAAAAGCTCAACTCTATTTCTGTAACTTATTTCTGTTTTCCCAGATTGTAAACGTTGCAATGCTTCTTGGCACTCCTCATCGGTTTCAAACCCCATACCGAACACTAAATTCTCTGTACCTCTTATTTTTTCCTGTAAATCAACAATAGTGTAAAGTACCGTTCTTTGGGGATTGAAAGGCTTAGTACATATTAGATAGCGGGAATCACAAGCGCGAATGGTGTATGCGTTTCGTTCACCGACAAAATGTATTTTATCTCCTACTTTAAATTTTCTCATATCTGTTCTTATTTTGAATTTTTATTCATTTCTTTTTCCGCAGCTCTGGCCCCTTTCTTGAAACCCTCTACAAAGCTGTCAAAACAAGCTCTATGGATTTCTAAAGTGCATCTTTGCATAAGTGGGCAAATCGAACATTTTTGGCTAAGCCCTGCGGACTTTTTAGCGAGTTTCGTTACATTTTTCATTGGTTTATCCTTTCATTCTGCCTAAAAAAGCAAGTTTAATCACATCATATTGAGTTCCTATCCATGCAAATTCCAACATGGCATTATCATCTGCAATGTCATTAATTTGCATGATTGGGTAGTTACCCTGATTTGTGCTATAACAAACACACGAGCTATAAATAAAATCCTCAACCTCTTCTTGACTTCTTGGTACATTGAAATAACTGTCAAGGCTTCCGATTATATGCTCTTTCAAGTATTCGGAACTATATGCAGCAGCAATTTTATCTTGATTTCTAAGTGCATATCTCATAACTCATCTTTATCTCCTAATTCAGACAACGCTTGTTCAAACTCTTTGAGTTTCTTAATGGCGTAATCTCTACGATAAGTGATTATATCACGACTTGTATAATTTGTATAGAACCGGTCTATAAGGTTTTGAACAAAAAACCTTTCAGGCTCTTCGCAATGATTCAATAGAATTACATAATTCGTGTTTCGTGGGTGGAAACATAAGAATCTATAATAATTCACTTTGCCGCAAGAACATTCAATTAAGCGTTCATCAGTCTTTAATTTCCTAATGTCTTCAGTATTTAATATAGGTTTCATAAATTAATCCTCCATATTAGGCGTTATATCTTGAAAATAAGCCCATTTGACAATATTCGTAAATCGTGAATACCAAATGCTATTATCTTCTTTGTGATAATATCCGCATCCATAGGTGCCGTCTTTAAGGATATAGAGGCAAAACCTGTGCTCCTCTGGCACCTCGCTTGCATCATGCCACACGCTATTAATGCGCCATTCTGCACCTTTTATGAATGAACCCTCTACTAATTCATCGCATGAAAGTCCATGCTCGGGACACTCGTCTATTGAATGGTATTGTCCATATACACCCATTGACTGTGCAGTTGTGAGTCTACATTCTTCTGCCGCTTTTTCAATATCTTCTCGTTTCATCCTTTACCTCCTTTCTTCAATTCTGCAATAAGAGCATCAGCACCGCTAATGCTCCACTGGGCTAACGTTTCGCTACTTGCATCCACACACTGATTATGTGAATTGGCTGAAAATCCTTTCATTAGCTCTTTCGCAATCTCGTATCTGCGTTGTTCCCAGTCTATGGCTTTTTCAAATTCAAGTGCTGTTCCGGGTATTTTTCTACCGTCTTTTGTTATGAATGAACCGCATGAAACCAGCATAGTACCTGAAGGTTCAACATCTATGACCTCGCCGGTAGCCTTTACTTTAGCTTTAAGTTTTTCAGCAGCTCTCATTTGTCTCGTGTGTTCTGCTACACAAGTTTTACACCTGTTAGGATATGATTTACTGAACTCTGAAATATGTTTAGTCTTTCCACATACTTCACACTTCTTTACTTCTAAATAATCCATATTTATTTTTTATTTGAATTAATGGTTGTTGGCTCATAGTACTTGCATTTGTCTGTTTCCGGATTGTATGCTGGCCATACCCATTGCAAACGTGTATCGGGTGGATCGGGTAAATAGCGTTTGCAACTCTTGCGGATTGAGCAGGTAACGCCCGAACAATAACTATAATCTGTATTCATCGTCATAATGTTTTTAATTAGTTTACTGTTTTCTGAATGACTGCTCATTGCCGAAATTGATGATTAGCATCATTTCACGGAAACGGTCTGCAATGCGTTCATCGTAATATTCTGAAATCCCTTTTGCCGTAAGATTGGATGAAACCAGCGTGCAGAATTGCTCTTCATACCGGAAAGACAATATATCCATTGCTGCTGTTACGTAATCGCCATAATGAATGCTTTCTTTCGGCTCTGAACCGAGGTCGTCTATTGCGAGTATTTCAACTTCACGCAACCTTTTGTACCGTGCCACATCAGATATATTGTCACGTGTAGGGTTGTTGTATGCTTTTGCCAACAAAACGAGCTCCTTTGCCGGTACTATCATGTATCCGCGTACTGGATATGTATTCACATTACTGCTATATCCTTCATCTGAGCGCAAGTAGTTTATAAGGTTTTGCAACGCACGTAGAATGGTGGTTTTTCCATTACCGGCACCGCCGCATAGAAACAATCCGAAAGTGGAGGCTTCCGATGTAATCCAATTGGAAATGTCCCAAAGGTGCTTTTTGTATTGTTCGGTGGCATTAAATTCCCTATGCCTATGAGCAACTTCCACCCGGCACGCTTCATATAGCATAGCGTAAACTTGCTTGGCGGTATATGGCAATCTAAAACGAGTTACCATATGTTTTCTCTTCATCAGATTTGAGAAGATTACCTCTGCGTTGATTTCTGCTTTCGGGTCTAACTTTATCATCTTTTCTTTTACTTTTATCATTTACAATTCTCAACCATGCGTTGAAGTGCTGTTTGGCATCCTGTAAGGAAGAATGCCGGTCTTTCCCGTCTGCCAGGCATTGCACCCGGAAGTCATCAAGACTGCTGCGCAATAATGATATATCCATGTGATGAAGTACTTGTAGCTGGTCAAGCCAACACTCATCTTTTTTCAGTTCGGCAATTTCTTCATCAAGTGTAAGGGAATAGATTTCACTTGGAGGCGGATTGTCTGGTTTTTGGCAAGCACCTTTGGAAGTCGGAACCGGATCGGGAGCTCTTTCTTCCTGAATGAGTCTATAAGATTCAGGTATAGATACAGACTTTCTTTTGGCGCGGGTACACATTTCCGTATATCGTCGCTGGATTGATGCCGATGTGATAATCCCACGTGATAGTAGTTCTTTATCGAAAAGCCCCACCGAACCGCAGTATTTCACAACTTCCTGCACCGTGTTTTCTTCCAGCCCGAAGTACTCAGCCACGTCAAAGGCAGTATTTGCATCCCACACAAGGAAACAGCCTTGTACTCGGTAAATCTCACACAGAATATAGTCGTACACAGCAATGCCCCGGCATTTAAAATCTTTTTTCAGCCGTTTTATCCGACGGTCTTGGTATCTATCGGTATCGACAGTATAATAATTAAGACCTGTTTTGATGTTTGCCATATTAGACATAGTTTTAAAATTCATTTCTCAAATAATCATCCACTTCACGAATGAAATCATCCAGCGAAAAGCACAGAACATATTTGTATTCTCCGTTTTCACATATTATCTTTTGCCATTCTTTTTGTGATGGAGATTGATAGCCGCCTTTCTTTTTCATTTCAATGAGCAGCGCACCATAATCACGATTGCTTTTCAACAGAATCAAATCGGATACACCGGCTGTTACGCCCTCAGCTTTCAATTTGCCACCTGTAACAGTATCACGTCTTCCTCCGTTCGGCACAGCAAACAACCGGCCTTTTAACTTCGGATACTTCAAATTGAACCACTCTACGCAAGAGCATTGTATGCGATGTTCCTCATCGTCATATTTTTGCTTCTTTTTTCGTTTCCTTTCCATTTGAAGCATTTCCTCAAGTGTCATTGTCGCTTTGCTTTTCGGGTGTAACAATGGTGTCTTTTCCGGTCTTGTCTACTACAACTTTTTTCCCACCAACGGTTATCGTTGTCCTGCAACCTTCGGGGAGAGATTGTATGAAATTTCGTACAACAGGCGAATTGGCATTTTCACTGATAGTATCCGTAATGGACTCATCTGCGGCATATGGATAGACATCCATAATGGCAGTTTCCGCTACCGATGCAATTTGATAGTCGGCCATTGTGCCTTTCATACCCTCATCCAGTTTATTTACTGCATCACGCAAGTCGGCTGCTTGTACCAGTACGTTGGTAGCTGTCTTTTTTTCTGCTCCACTTTTTTCATCTAAGGTAATGAAATACAGCTTGCACTTGAACCAGCGGTCAGCACTGTCTTCCTCACAGGGAAAGAGCTCGCTATAGTTGGCACGTTTAATGTCGGAAACTGTAAACTCACCGGAAATAAAGGGTGTCATTTCTTCAATGATGCGTGCTTCCGCTTCCGTGAAGCTGAGCGCGTCAACCAGATAGGTTTCCGTTACTTTCTTGTTCATTCCGTTATCCATTGTCTTTTCATAACGGATTTTACATTCAAACCACGTGTGCATCATGAGTTCATTTTTTCTTTGAGTTGTTTACTGACTACAAGTTTTACTGTTCGTCTAGCCGGAATGACTACCGTTGTTCTCTTGTAGATATTACGGGCTTTCCTTTCTTTTGTGATATAAGTCTTGATAGTGCCAAAACCACGTATATAGACACTTTCACCTTTACAAAGTGCTTTCTCAATAGCATCAAAAGCACAATCTACGGCTTGAATAGCCTGTGAGCGACTAATAGTCGTATTGTTGATAACATGTTCAACGATCTCAATTTTTCTCATTGTTTTTATTTTTATTAAAATGATAGATCACTATTGTTTGGTCTACAAATCTCAGTTTTGTATTGAGTATTTTCAACTGATTTTTTCATTATGATTCTTGATTTAAATCCGCAGATAGAAGTAGGATGATGGCTGCAATGGCAAAACTCATTCCTAAAATGGCATACGTATATGCTTTAGAGGATTTGGATTCTAAAGCAAAATGAAAGTTAACAGCAAAAATGATGATATTCAAAACAATAAATATTATATCAAAATAGATTCTCATATTACTTTATTTACTGGTTACTATTATTTTTCATCATAATCACAAATGCTAATAGGGATTCTTGTTAAATGTTAACGAAAGCCCATTTGTAGCGGCTGTTATTTCTATCTCTGGATATAATCTTTCTATTCCATGGATAAACTCCGTAGCATTGCTGTTATTGTCGGACAGATGCAGGAGTAGAATGTTGCATACTTGAGACAGGTCATTGGCTTGCAATGTGAGGAGACAGTTATCATAGGACATGTGCGACTTAATGGTGCGTTCGTAGCGTTTCTTGTCAATGCGCCCGGCAGTGAAATTTGCATCAAGAATTTCCTTGCTATAATTGCACTCCAACATTACATTGTTAAGACCGGGAAATTTGTATTTTAGGAAATAGGTGTCTGTGGCAAACAGCACTGTTCCGCACTCTTCATGACGGATGAGGTATCCGTAAGGTTCCGCAGCATCATGTTGTACAGGGAACGGTATCACTCTAAATCCATTTATCACAACTTGTTCGAATGGCAACAGCCCTTTTGCCCAATAGCTGGAAGAGAAACCAAGCGCATGTTTTGTGCCTTGACTCATATAGCAAGGTATGCAGGCGTTTATAAAATCGCCCACACATTTGGCATGGTCGCCATGCTCATGGCTGACGATACAACCAACAATGCTGTTTAGATTGAAGTCAAGAACCTTTTTTACTTTGTTGAACTTAACTCCGGCTTCCACTGCAAGTACCTCACCAGTCTTTTCAGACTGGAAGAGGTAACAGTTGCCTGATGATGAAGAACCTAACACATGAAGTTTCATTTCAAATAGGATTAATAGCCCGGTCCATCATCCTCGGTTGAGGCTTGGTTTTCGGTACTTGTTTCACCTTGGGTCTCTTTAATTTCTCCTGTTTCAGGGTCAACACCTGCCGGAACTTCATTGGAAACCGGAGCTACTGCATCATCAAAACTGATAGTGCCTTTGTTGGCTTGCGTGGAAATTTCTTTCGCAACCTGTTCTGTAACATCGACATAATCGGCGTCCTCTACATTTTCTTCAACGGTACGCATACCCATTGACAGTTCCGGTGAGTATGTAGAGCACCAGAACGAGGCGGCACGGTAACGTAACATCTGTTCGGGCATAGTACGCCACTTGCTGCCGTTTTTGCTATACCAACCCTCATCAATCGCCATTTGTATGGTAACGGCTGTACCACGTAAGGCAAGTGGTGATTTTGATGTAACCGGTTTTCCGTTCTCATCATGCGTAACACCTTTAGGAGTAGTCCATGCCACACACTTGACATTTGCCACACCGTTATTGCAAACTCCATTTGATGTCAATTCAAACTTCAGTGGTTCAAAGCGTCCACAAGTATTGATAGTGGCAATTAGGAACTTGGACGACCAAGATGGGCGACCATATACAATGTACAAGTTCTGCATTACCATAAGAGGGGATGCTCCAATGCGTGTGGCCACATCGAATGCGATTACGCAGTTGGCTACTGCTTCGGCTTCAGAGACCGTTTTTTTAGGTCCTTCTCCGGTCTTACCGCCAACAACACCGCCAATGCGGTAACTTTCGGGTACAAGACTGGAATTGGCAAACATGGTGGAGAAACGGTTGAGCGTTTCAATGGTTGTCGGGTCAAAGAAGTTGATGCCAGCAGGAACGTTACTTTGATGTGTAACCGGTGCGATTTGTCTTTCGTTCATAATTCTAATAATTAAAGATTTAACTATTTATTTTACTGTTAGTTGACTGTCTGTTGTAACCTGCAAGAATATCATTTGTGCGTTGGAAGCAATGAATGTATTCACGCTTTCGGCACGGTCAATGAACATTGGAGCATAGACTTCGTAATGCCTTGCCAATGTGTTGGTGATGTCAATACCTGCGTTCACTTGCTTTGCTGTATTGCACGTACCATAGGACACACCATCAATTATAGGAATACATACTTCGTATTCGTTTCCGTCAAGAGTGGTATCGAAAAGTTTCCAGTGTACCATGCCAAACAGCGAGTTCAAACGGCTCTCACAATCATCAATGCGAGCTTTGGTAAACTTAGCAGCTATATATTCACGTTTCTCTATGTCGGCTATCTTCTGTGCGAGTTCACGACCTTCCTTTTCAAGACGCTCTATTTCTTTATCATAGTTGGCGATAATGGTACGGTTGTTTAGTTGGATTTCCAAGTTCTTAATAGCAGATTTCACCAACTCGGCACGTTCGGACAGTTCGGTATCTGTCTGAGTATATGTGATATTTGCTATTTCTTTTTCTATCTCATCCAAACGTTTCAGGTTTGCTGCATACGCAGGCAGCTCGTTTTCGTTGATGGCGGACGGTGCTGCTTTTGGGGTGGATTTCAGACGATCATACAGCCCTGCAATACATTCGTCAATGGCAGTAATCTTTTTGGAATGCTCTACAAGTTCTTCATTACGCCTGTTTAATTCCTCTCGGTATGATTCGACTTGTGTCGACAGGGATTTTCCACGTGATTGATTCTCTTTGAGCCTGTTTTGTTTATATTCTTCAAACTTTTGGAGAGCGTCTTGTATCATATTGTCGGGTAAAGGCTGACCGCAATGAGGACAGATATTATCACCGGTGTACTGTGTGGCACGAATGGATGCCCATTCGGAACGTAATTCTTCAAGTCTGCTTGTTGTTCCAGTTATTTCTTCGTTCAAATACTTGATGCGTTCTTTTGCACGGGTAATGTCTATATTGCAATCCGATCGTTCGGAATGAATATTCTTCAACTCTTTCTCGATTTCATTACGTGTTTCGTTCTGCTTATCGGCTTCCTCCTGACGACTTCTCCTTTCTGCGGCAAGAATATCCTTCTGTTGCTGTTCGATTTGCCGTTTTTCACGGTTCAGCGCAGCTTTTTTATCGATGGCAGATTGCTTGCGAGCATCTTCAGAATGCAGAAGTTCGTTTATTTCTTCCAGCTCTTTCTTTTTGTCGGTGAGCATTTCTTCCAATGAGTTCCAATCCTCGGCTTCTGGTTTCATCTTGTCCGTTTGGTCGATACGTGGCTTGATTTCATCCGCTTGCATTTTTAGACGTTTTTTCTCTGCGGCAATCTGCCGACGATAATCCGCCAATGATTTGCCACTCAACATGTCTACGAGAGCGGTAAATTCTGCATTTCCCTGCGCCAATTCGTTGTCTGTTTTGGCTCCGGCAATGGACATTAACACTTCACGTTGAACATCTTGTTTTAACGATAGGAAATACTCGGTATTGGTTAGCATCTTGAAAAGGTTCTCATCAATGATTTCGGCATTTATACGTTCCTTATACTCATTGACACGAACAGGTACGCCGTCCCATGTGCATTCGGTGACATTCCCCTTGAACACTTCCTCTACTTGTCCACGAGGTTTGACCCATTGCTCCTTATACTCTCGTTTGATGGTAATTTCCGTTCCATCAACGACTAATGTTCCCTCTACGGAGCATTCACAATGCTGCAGGGGATTGCCCTTTTCGTCTGTGGTGCGCAAGTTGAAGTCTTTACGGTCTTTGCTGTCCTTGCCGAAAAGCAGCCAACAGAACGCATCCATGTGCCTGGACTTGCCGAGACCGTTACGACCACAGATACGTGTAACAGTGCCATCTGTATGGAACTGTGTTGTTCTTTCTTTTTCTCCACGCCAGTTGCGAAGCGTGATTGATTTTAGCTGAATTGCTTTCATCTACTTTGATTTTTAATAGTGAAAAAATAGTGGGAGGAACAGGATTTGAACCTGTGTCCTGCTGCATCTTGGCCATTTGGGTACGTACCGCCGCTCTATCCGCTGAGCTATCCTCCCTTATCATTTGAAATAGTCTTGTTGTAACCTTTGTAGTGTACGCAGTTCGATTGTGCGGTATTCAACTTTGCCCGGACGCTTGCAGGGGGTTATTTTACCCTGCTTGCGCCATCTATCCACATTGCCACGCCCAAACATAGCGTATGCTTTTCGCTGGCTGACCATTTCGGGGTCATTGTGTGTATCGGCAAGCATACGGACTACAGAGGACGCTACATCGCGGACGAAAGTGTCATAAGTAACGGATTTATCGGGAAAATCAATAGTGAGCATAGGATTACGGATTAAAGTGAATACTCTGCACGATAATTTTCATCGGTTTTAATGAAATATGTAAGCACTTTTATTAGGGAACGTTTAGAACCGGGCTTGGCAATAGAGTCAACCAGACTTTCTCTCTTTTGCTTGTCTGTAGCAATAAAGATGTAGCCCACGTGTCTTGCTTCCGGTTTAAGAGGCTTGATTTGAGAATTTAATTTTTTGAAATTGATAGACATGATATTGTAAGTTAAGAGGTTATTTGTTTTCATTTTGAAACTCCATCCATGATATACGTACCAGTTTCCATGTGAGAAAGATGAATACAGCTGATACAAGATAGCCAATGAACGATGCGATGTTTCCAAGTATGATATGTGCCACAATGCTGACAACCACCGCAAAAAGCATGATTCAGGATAGTATCAGTTGTGAAATATTTACAAATTTGTTCATGATGATTACAAATTACGATATTCTGATTACTGTTATGATACGCTTTTCTCGGTCCGTTTCTGTCTGGTACTTACGATTCAGGATAAGTCCGAGGTCGGAAGCCTGAGCACGGACGCTCTTAGTCTTTTCAATGGGGAAAGTAACCGCTTTACCTACTTCCAAATCCGTTAAAGTTGGACGTACTTTTACTTGATTTTCTGCCATTTTATTTGTTTTTTATGGGTTATTGTTTAACTTTATAGTGCAAAGCTAACATATTTATTCGTGGCGAACAAATATTTTCGTCATAAAATTTAGTGTATGCGAAATTAAATATTAGTCGACTAATTCAAGTTCCTGTAAATCATGAATTTAGAAATTGTTAGAAAATTGAGCGAAAACAGAGGTGGTGGATTAAAGAAACTTGCTGCTGATGTTGGAATGAGCGAACAAAATCTACATAGATGCATTAGAAACAATAAGATTCAAGCGGCAGACTTAGAGAAGATTGCTTTTCTATTAAAAGCTGACATACGAATTTTTTTTGATGATGAAGTATCAAGACTATCAAATAATACAGTTGAAACAAACGGCGATTTTAGTCCTGCTTCGATGATGGGTAACGTGTCTGTAGGCACAGATGCTATTCTTGTAGAACGAGTGAAGCATTTGGAAGAATTGTTGGCTGAAAAGGAGAGGTTGATTAAGGTTTATGAAAAGTTAGTAGAGGGAAAAAAATGAGATATATAGTTGGAATAATATGTCTTATTACTTCTTTACTGTTATGTGCTTGCAGTGAAGATGACGAGAAAGGCGCTGAACGCTATTCGGGTGTATTTTTGAGTATGGAGGCTATAGATGCTATTACTCCGGAAGATTCTTTTTCTGATGTCATATTGCATAATGTTGAGTTTGAAAAAGTGGAAGTAGGAAAAGGAGAGCCTATAGAAGCTGGTGATTACACTGTGAAGACAGAAACTACTTACGACTTAATCATGCGAGAATCCGAAGCTGATTTGTATATAAAAACAGAAAAAAGAACAGATAAAATGTTTGAGGCAACTTGTGTATATAAATATGTTTTTAAGCAGGGAACTTACGGAGTGATTGAAGTATCAGAAAATGCTATTACGGTCAACGGATATCCATATTGTAAACTTCAAAAATTTACACTAATACGTACTGAGCCAATTGGAGAAAAATATTCCAAACAAGATACAGAGACAGAAAATTACAAGGGAGTATTCTCCTGCAAAAGCAATGGTAGAAGCATAACTTTGTCAAATAGTGATTATATGTTTGAAGCCGCGCTTGATGGTAACGAATGTAGGTTAACAGAATTATCTCCTGAACATAAAAATATCGGCACATTAGAAAAGCAATGAACGGAGAGTACCCATATTGTAAAACAGAGCCTTTTATGGATGAATTGAAAAAAGCCGCATTCAATGCTATCTACAAAGATGGTTGTGATAATTGTGGAGATTGGATAGATACATTGGTAAACTGTTATTCCGAAGAAGTGGTGGACGCTCTTGGGAATAATCCCAATGAGGTTTATGCAGAATTGGAAGATATATGGGAAACCATGGATTACGAAGACCCTCGAACCGGTATTTGCCTAACTTATCAGAATTGGGCAGAATATTTCACAGGGGAGTTTGCCCATACAATCTACAATGAATTGATTAAATCAAAGCAGGTGAACGAACGTAAATAATCCGTTTTAAAGCGTTCAAACCTTTAAGATGATAAAAGTATCGTTTTTCGTATTTGTGTTGATTGTGGCTTATCTATTTGCCTTAAATGGGTAATATATCAAGACTGGTAGCGGCGAGTTCTTCGATAAATGGACGAAAACATTAATCATAATAGACAGATACGAAGAAATTGAATAAACGAATATTGTTGAGAAGTATTATATAACTCATTGAAAAGTATCTTATTTTGGCAGCGGCGCAGGCTGCAATAGAGGAATAATCTCTTAAAAATATTATTTTTATATCAGGCTGTAATTCACCGTTTTACGGTAGTTACAGCCTGATTTGCGCTTAGACGGTTCGTACATTTGACCGCAAAAAATGAGCCAAATAAACGTATTTGTTTTACTCTATGTTTACCCCAAAAATGGCCATGTTTACCCCGTTTACCCCAAAGTTTTCCCCATTGTTTTATCATTAAAATATAGTAGGTATGACAACATTCAAAGCAACGGTAAAAAAGCCAAGATCAGATGGATTCTATACAGTTTACATTAGAGTCACACATCAGCGCAAAACAAGTTACATCAAGACTAACAAGATTATTGATCCGGCTCATATAACCAGTAGTGGTGAGTTAACAGATCCGGTAGTGAATGAATATTGTGCCATAATCATACGCCAATATACAGACAAACTGAATCGTGTTGACGCTACATTTTGGGAACTTAAGGATGTCATAGAATTCCTTCACAAAAATGATGAAGAGACATGCTTCAGTGATTATGCGAGAAAGTTTATTTCGAAGATGGAATCTGAAGGGCATGAACGTAATGCTAAAAACTATAAACTTGCAGTCAATCATTTAGAACGGTATATAGGTACTACCAAAATCATGTTTAGCATTCTTACGACTTCTGTTTTAACACAATGGATTGACACATTGTATAAGACCAGCAGAGCAAAAGAAATGTATCCCACTTGCATCAGACAGATTTTTAAGAAAGCAATCATAGAATTGAATGACGAAGAACGTGGTATTTTGCGTATAAAATACAATCCATGGCTAAAAATTATAATCCCAAAATCAGACAATACACTGAAAAGAGCAATCAGTGCAGAAGCTTGTCGTGAATTCTTTAATCGTCCTCTGCCACAAAGTAAAATGGTATCTCCCCTTCCTGAACTCGGCAGAGATATAGCCCTGCTTTCATTGTGTATGGGTGGTATTAACACGATAGACCTTTACGAACTGAAAAAGAAAGATTATAAAAATGGTATTATAGGATATAAGAGAGCGAAAACAAGACATAGTCGTAGGGATGAAGCATACATGGAGATTCGTATTGAACCGTTTATACAGGATACATTTAATAAATATCTATCTACGGACCAGACAGATGAATATCTGTTTAATTTTCATAGTCGTTATAGTAATTCCGATAGTTTCAATGCCAATATAAATATGGGAATCAGGCGAATATGCCAAGATATGGGAATGTCCAAGGAGGAATATTATTGCTTTTATACGTTTCGTCATACCTGGGCAACCATTGCTCAAAACGATTGTGGAGCAAATATGTATGAGGTAGCATTTGGTATGAACCATAGCCATGGATTTAATATAACAAGAGGCTATGTAAAAATAGACTTTACTCCAGCATGGGAACTTAATGCAAAAATCATAGACTTCATATTTTTCAGTAATAAAAACAGTAAACAGAGTTTGGTTCGTAACTTTGAATCACCTGCAGAGAAAATGTTTCGTATTACAAAAAAGATGATGATATATGGAAGAGCATATTTCAAAGGCGAAGTTATTGCCGAAGTTACAGACATAGGTTTTGATACCGTTGATGATGTCATTTCAGCACTTGCCAATCAACTTCCTAATGACATCCCCATAGGATGTAATGTACAGTTCCGATTGACAAACTGTGATTCTCAAAAAGAAGCAGTATATGTCAGAAGCAAAGGCAAGGGATTCTAAATTTGAACATATAGGGGAAATCAGCCCATTTGTTTCAGAACCGTACCATTTCTCATATTGGTGCGGTTCCTTTCTATTTGTCCGGTTGATTCCAGGGCATGACATCACAGCCTATAAGTATGGCAAAGACAAGTACGATAAGCTTCCATATAAGGATGAAAGCCTTTTTTACCAACCAGACTGCCAGACGTATGGCAATCTTCAAAAGCCAGAATACCAGCTTCAGGAGCAACATACCGATAATAAGTACCGGCAACAGATATATAATCAACAGCAATTCAAACATAATGTGTAGTATTTAATGAATATAAGAGCTTATTAATTATATAAATATACTAAAAATCAATGAGATACAGAAATTTACGCAACACTATTTTCTTGTTATTCGAGTAGATTTTCTACTGATTATCAGTGTTATATCACTATGGTGATAAGGTGTCTCCAGACTCTGAATACAGGGTTATTCCATCTGAATATTTTTGCAATATAGTTCAGATAAAATAAGGTTTCCCGATAGCCATTTCATCAGCTGAATCAGCTACAAGATTTCATTTTCCCTTTTATTGGAATTCCAGGTACTGAGACAATCAGGTTACTTTTACCATACTATCATGGTATCGGAACTACATATTATATTGGATATAGTTTTTATGAGAACAATAGCCATCTATCCCATATAACTACATCTTCAGTGTTTTTGAAACTTTGGTTTATCCAACCATAAATAACGAAGCATTGATTACTGATTACTGCGATTTGTATGGTTCTATGATTGAATAATGCTTGTAGCATCTATTTCAGAACACACTGATATTGGCTTGATAGGTTCTAGGATTCTATACAACAATATTCTGCTATGTGGATATTCCAGGACAACCTGATGCTACAGCACATGGTAAGCCGGAATATGCCTCCAAAGAATTGTGTTGCAGATTTCGGTTTGCAACGGCTTTCTCCGGTAAATTTGGGTGTAATAATCATTCCCGGAAGGCATCGTTCTGCTGTGCAGAGTTTTCCAAGCAAGTTGTACTTTTGTGGCCACAAAACTCCGTTTCGTACTCACAAAAGTAACTTGCCGAATGCTGGCGCATCGGAGCGGCTGGCCGCTGTTTCGCATGGCGAAAGAAGGTCCGGGAAACCTAACCACCAATGTATCCAAGTATGAAGAATCAGAGAACCAAGTACATCAAGGTCAGAATGACACCGGAGGAAGTACAACAGTTTAAGGAGAAATCTGCCTCCTATTCATCCGTGAGTCATTATATACGCTCTGCACTGGCAGAGTATTCAAATATCGGAACCAAAAGGCAGCTCGAACTGATGAATGATTTGGGTTTGTTTTACCGAAAATATCAGAATGAACTTTCCTGGGCAGGAGGAAACCTTAATCAGTCAGTTAAACGTGCCAATGAACTTGCGGTAGCCGGGTTACTCGCTCCCAGCTATATTCAGGAAGTTCTGTTACCTGTTATCCTTGAAACTCAGGAAACATTGAACCGAATAAAGAAAGACCTTGATTCTCTGACACAGAAAGCTGTCAGAATCTGAATTGCAGATTACACGGTATTCAATCATTTCAGATATTATTATTGTGTAACCATAGATTAATGAGCTTGAAGTATTTCGGATACTCAGTCACATAAACCATGATTATTAGAATTCAATATGATAGCAACCATATTACCGGGAAGCTCTAACTTCCATGCTGTAGGATATAATGAACATAAAGTCTCGAAAGGTGTTGCACGGCTTATCGAGATTCAGAATTTCGGTTCACTCGGAACATTTCACAAACCTACCCCGAGTGAGCTAGTCGGTTATCTCCAGAAGTACAGTTCACAGAACAGCAGAATCAGGAAACCGCAGTTTCATGTGGCCATATCATGTAAGGGTCACGACATGTCGGAAGAAGAATTGTTGGATTTTGCACACCAGTATCTCAAGGAAATGGGATACGGAGAATCCGGTCAGCCGTTGCTTGTTTACTCCCATTATGACACGGAGAATACCCATCTTCATATCATCACTTCGAGAGTGGCACCTGATGGAAGAAAGATTCAGCACAGCCATGAGCGCAGACGTTCTCAGGAAGTCATTGACCGCATTCTTGGGAATGACAGGAAGAAAAAAACGGAAGATGACATTAATTTGTCCAAGCAGTACACATTCTCTTCATTTGCCCAGTTCAAGGCAATAATGGTTTCCAGGTCTATCAGAAAGAAGGGAATGTATTCGTCAAGCATGGTGGAAAGGTTCAGAAGGAAATTCCTTTTACTGAAATAGAAAGTCTTTTCAAGAGCGGTTATCGGGAAAGGACACGTTGCCGTCAGCTTAGAAGCATATTAAAGAAATACCGTGATGTAAGTTCCAACAAGGAGGAACTGCAGAAGGAACTGAAAACGAAGTTCGGTATTGACATTGTGTTCTTCGGCAAGAAGGATGCTCCATACGGATATATGCTCGTTGATCATGCAAACAAGACCGTCATTCATGGTGCAAGAGTACTGGCTGTAGAGGAGTTTCTGGACTTTACTACTCCTGAAGAACGGTTCAATCGGATTGAGGACTATATTGACCGGTTACTAACACTCAATCCGAAGATTACCCAGGGTGAAATATACAGTAAAATCAGGAAGCAGCGTGCCTATATCAAGAAAGGTATCATCTATTTTGATGACCAAAGCCGTCCGTTGAAACCTTTTATGGCAGAAGCAATTGACCGTAATAACCGTATAGCTATGGTAGAAATGTTCAGTCCGGCTACTGAGGCTGAACGGGATTTGCTTTGTAAGATATTTAAGGTTTCCCGGACAGATTTAGTAGATATATCTCCGGAAAGAACACAATATCATACTGATGCTGTAAACCGTTTGCGTGAGATATTCAATGATGAAACAGTAACCTCTATCAGAAGGCAACTGCATGAAGAAGGTTTTACTATCTGTCATGATGAGGATGCAACTTATGCCATCAACTTCAAGCAGCATATCATTATAAACCTTACTGAAGAGAACTTTAATCTTCAACGGTTAAAGGAACAGCGGATGAAGCAAATTGAACGATATAAACCCCAACAACCAACAAAACCTACTTCACGCTTCTCTGGCAAAGCCAAGCTGCGTGATGCAGGTGGTGGCAGTCATAGTGAGAAACGTGAGTGGGAAGTTGGTCAGAAAGGTAACTATGATAATGTTGATGATGAACGTTCAATAAAAAGATAATCAAAAACACTAAAAATATTAATCATCAATACATTTTCCCATTTCAATATATATAATTACCTTTGTCTTCCTTGCCATCCATTGTATAAGCCAAACAAGATACAATGTAAAAATGACAAGGTTAAATATATGAATAAAAGTATAAAAAGACATCTCAACTTTTTGAACTGTTAGGGTTGGGCTCTGTCTCAAAAAATGATAACAGTCCAGTGCTCATGTGGCAAGCCTGTACATGTTCGTTCTTACTAGAGGTTCCGATTTGGCAAACTGGAATACGTGAGAGAACATTGTAGAAGTTTACCTACTAAAAGGTAAATAGCGCATAGAGGGGTGACAGCCCTCTATTTTTTTTATTTAATTTTAAGATTTTAAGGTGAACACCATTATATTATTTAGACTACCACAAATATTTACTTATATTTATATCCATATTTACTAAGTATGGGAGTTGGAGTTTTATTTCGACCTTGCTCAGATATTAAATATAAGTTTTTCCTTGCTCTTGAAGCAATAACATACAATATTCGTTTAGCACTCTCTTCCTTATTTGACTCACTAAAATGTGGAACATAGCCATCTAACAGTCCAAAAGCTATTACTGTATCAAATTCTGCTCCTTTTACCCCATGGTTTGTTGAGATAGTAATTCCTTTTTTTTGTTGAAAGACTTTTCTAAATGCATCAATGTGCATTATAAACTCTGCACCTTTCTTTTTTAAACTATCAATACGTTTTTCAGAGCTATCAAAAAAGCATCATAATGCATTTTTAAATATTTATTCTGATTAATGTCAATATTGACTCTTTCAAGAAATGCATCGAAAAATTTTTTTAGATACTCCAAACCATCTTGTTCGTTTATTGATATGCTATTACAAATATATAATATTTGTTTGGCAGATAAATCAATATTTGTTACTCCAATTGATAAAAGGTTTGTTACTATTTCACTTGCCCAACGTAATCTTCTGATATATAAACCCGGAGTAGAGTCTGTTAATATAATACGTGATAATTTATACCAAAAATTATCAATATCACGTGCAAATGGTGCCATGCCGGGCCCATCAAAACTATATTGAGGTAAGCGTGCCATTAAATTTCTAGTTAAACCTGATAAATGAATCCATTGGGGTGCAAGTATACATATTTCATTCGGAGAAATACGATATTCATCAATATTTGTTTTAATTATACGAACTATTTCATTTTCTAAATCTTCAACTGAAACAGTCTTATTATAACTAATAACGCTTTGGTAGTCCTTCGTTTTTCCAACAGCCTCTATTTTGTTTGCATAAGTTTTAAAATAATCAAAATATGATACAAGAAGAGATGATGATCTATAATTATAGCTTAATGATAATTCGTCATAATATAATCCCGTTACATTTTCCAATTGAGCTTTATCCATTGGAAAACCTCCTAAATTACCATATATAGATTGATTCGGATCACCAACAATAAAAGCTTTATTATCTTTTCCGGTTTTTAAAATTGCACCTAAAATCACATACTGCAATTCTTTTGTATCTTGATATTCATCAATTAAAATATAAGGAAAAATATTAGACAGAGTCTTACATATACTTTGATTTTCTTTCAAAAGACAATATGAATAATATAATATTAATTCATAATCTATTTCATGCTTTTCTTTTAAAATCTGATAGTAATCACAGATAATTGATTCTACAGTCTTTTTTATTGTAGATTTGGTGCAATTTATCTTCAAGCCTTCCGATGTGAAGCAATAACAAAGACAATACCAATATGTAATTTTTTTCTTCGGTGTTGAATATGAGTCACATAAAGACACTAGATAATTCTCAGTATCATTAGTATTAATAATATCATATCCAAATTTTAGTTCTTCTATATACATATGGTACGGTTTAAGAATCCATTCAACACAGAATGAATGAATAGTTCCAATCCATAGTTGTTCAGTATCTACCCCCAATAATTCTATTCGTTCTTTTATTTCATCTGCAGCACGATTTGTATATGTGATAGCAATAATATACTGTTTATTGGATTCTAATTTAGAAAGTTCATAAGCTATCTTATACGTTATTGTTCTTGTTTTTCCACTCCCTGGACATGCTATTAATAAGATACTGTTTTCATTATATATAGCCTTTTCCTGCTCTGGATTCAAATCATTCTTTCCCCAAACAAACATATCTATAGTTGATTTAATATATATAATATTGGCTCATTTTTATTCAATACTTTTTTTAAAGTTTTCTTAATATCGTCAAAAGAAGTACGTCCTTCATTATACGATTTTAATTCGTTTTTAAGATTATCAATTTCTTCATCTTCATTATATGTATCTAATACATATTCTAGCATTTGAACAATTAATTCGTTTGAAAATTTAGATTTTGCAAATACAATAGCATCTAATATATATTTAGGAATACATATAGATGGAGTTATATACTTACTTAGAAGTATTGCATACCACCCTTTACCCTTATTTTCAGCCATCGTTAGAATCCGTTTTCCATATTTCTTTATGTCATCAGACTTTATATCTTCTTCGGATATTTTAATTGTAGCATTGTCAACATAAACATCTTTAATAGTTGACAAGATTGCATCAACATTTCCAGCCTTTATAAATTCTATCTCGAATGTATGTTCAGCAAAAAATGAGCCAATCCACTTGCTCCTTTTTTTTAGGCCTCTCAACTTTTCTTTTCTACTTAATCCTAATTTATGAGCCTTGGTAACTTTTCCAGTTATAGATCTATCTAAATCTGTAATAATGGCACATCTTTTCTTTATTCTTTGATTATGAAATAACAGTGCAAGATTCTCAAAACCAGTACTTCTAACATTAATTAAACTTATTCCTAATTCATCAAGACTAATTCCTAACGTTTTCTTTACCATAATTGGAATAAGTATTTCTTCAGCATCTCCCTCTACTAAGATAACACTTTTTGCAAATAGAATATTACACCTTATGGCATCTAAAAACCTTTGTATATGCATTCTTTCTTCATTTTTTAGACCTATAAATGGTTGATAAACTTCAGAATAATTTTTAAACCTATTTATAATATTCATATTTGAGATATTTGAGATATTTGAAACCTCCGAAATATGAGTGGAATGCGTTGAATAAATAATTTGTGTATCTTCATATTCTATTTTATCAAATAAAGCCTTCTGTATATGTGTATGAATATGTGCTTCAGGCTCTTCTATTAGAAGAAAGTTTCCAATCCGATCTTTCTCTTTTCTATATTTATACTCTAGAAGTTTCAATGTTAGGTATATTAAATTAGCCCCACCTAAACTTAATTCATGAATACTACCTTCATAATCTTCTTCCGGTTCTCCGATAAACAATTTTAATGCATGAAATAATTTTTCGGTCTCATTAGGAAGATTGGATTTTATAGACAATGAAGAAGGAGAGTAAGTTGTACCAACAGCCTCTTTTATTGTTTCGGAAATATTATTAGTAATTTCCTTAATATCATTTAAGTTTTCTATCGTTTCATTTAAATCTTTTACTTTTTTTGATATTACTTCTGAATCATCATCATTTAACTCTTCACTTTTACTTTTTAGAAGTGTCAATAAAGGATTTTTTTTATTATCTTGGAAGTCTGATACAACATCTCGCAATGCCTTAATGAAAGTAAATGAAACTTCTTTCCTAACAGATAATTGATGAGGGATACAACCTCCAAACTTTGAATCATCTATCTCATAATTGAAAATTACGTTTTCAAAGTCTCCCATCAATTCATTTTGTACATTTTTATCATTAAAATCAACCGTACTCTTCCCTGTAAAAACCGTCTCATAATCATTAATAGTAATTTTATCTAAAATACTTTTTAAGCCATCATGATCTCCTTTTTTTAATTCTGAAAGTTGTTTTCTGATTTCAGACTTAGGCCTAAAAAATAAATTATAAGTTGCCTTTTTAACTTTATCATCTGCTATGACTCCACTTCCATAAACGAATAAAGCTTGGATAGCTTCTTCATTTGATATTTCACTGAACTCCAAACTTATTATAATCCATCTTCCTTTCCAATTTATCAAATTTCTATTGAAATCGTTTTCATTAAGTTTATATGCAGAAGATAATAAGTTATCATCCAATATAAGACGAATAGCCCTGAATAAATTGGTCTTACCAGATGCATTTTCTCCAATTATAGTATTTATTCCTTTATTGAAAAGGAAAAATGAATTCTCAAAATTGCGATAATTCACTAATGATACTTTTGAAATATACATATTTATACTCCCTTTTAAAAACTGAATATTACAAATTTAGTGCATTGTTTCATATAATACTAATAAATGATTTTTAATTGTAACATTTTTAGTCAAAAACACTTTGGTAGATAATAATAGTATACCAAATAACATAGGTTTAAATAACCTAATTAACAATTGTGTTGCGCATTTCTTATCTGAATACTTTGGTTAATACATTTGTCACAAAATCAATCAATACTTGAAATGATACAAACTCCGGTTATAGTGACATTCGCCAATCAGAAGGGAGGCGTTGGAAAGACTACACTCTGCGTCACCTTTGCCAACTATCTGGTGACAAAGGGTGTAAGGGTTGTGGTGATAGACTGCGACTTCCAGCACTCCATCATGAAGTGCCGAAAAGCCGACATCAGAAAATACGGCGAACAGGAAATGCCATATGAGGTATGGGCATACGAAGCCAATGACAAGGCGATGATGACTTCCCTTATGGAGAAGCTGCACAATGATCCTGAAATTGACATTGTTCTGATGGACACACCGAGCAGTCTGAAAGCGGAAGGACTGATACCCATGTTCGTCAACTCGGATATCATCATAGTTCCATTTCATTATGACCTGGTAACCGTTCCGTCCACGGCCAGTTTCCTCATGTTTGTTGACCGGCTGAAAAAGGCTGTCGGTGAAAGGATGAAGGCCAGACTCTTCATCATTCCCAATCTGAATGACGGAAGAATCGGCAAGCGTTCCGAACTGCTTATCTGGGACAATGCAAGGGATACTTTCTCCAACTATGGATACGTCACTGCGAAGATTCCAAAACGTGCTGATATGGAACGGTTCAGTACTATGGCGGCACTGGATATGCAGGCCGCTATCGTTACACCGGTCTTTGACAAGGTCTATCAGAGTATCTTCGATACACTTCATCCGATAAGGGAAAAAGAACTCAAAGGCATACAGCTGACGGAAAATCTGAATCCCAAGCCTAAGAAGAAAAAGAAGGCACAGCCGTCTGATGAATCTTCACAGGACATTACCGGCCAATCTGAAACCAAATCTTCAGAAAATGGCAACTGCAATCAGAATAAAGAACCAGAATAATCAGTAAACTTCAATAACCATAGCACTATGAGTAAGGATATACCGGAAATAGATGACCTGACAAGAGGCATCAATGATTCAGAACTTATATTGACGCAAGATACCGCAGGAACACAGGTTGAGCAAAATGAAAATAATAATGAAGCACAGGAAAAGGATACTGCTGTTTCCCTTTCGGATACAGGATGCTGGGATGACTTCATGGAATACCTTCAATCGGACGATTCCAAAACGGACAAAACAGAAAGACTTGTCTGCAAGCTTGACCGTGACCTTGCGGATTCACTGGATGACTGCGATATACATGGCAGATGCCGCTCTGACCTGGTGAATGCCATCGTAAGGGCATTCTTCAAGTCATATCTGCCACGTCTGGCAGAATACAGAAGGGAAAAGAAATCTTTGTTTAACAGTTATAATCTGTAGGATATGAAAAAGACAGACTGGACCGACAGGATGCTGGCCGCTCTTGTCGAACTGTATCCGGTAGAGACCACAGCCTATACAGTTGCCGTTCTTAATCTGAGCGAATCGACCGTCAAGCTGAAAGCCCGTGAACTTGGACTTGTAAAAATGGCCAAATCCAGATGGATGGAGCGTGCCGACTATATCAGAAACCACTTTCAGGAGTGTTCCTTCTCTGAGATAGGGAAAGCTCTCGACATTACCCGGATGAGTGTCGGACGCATAGCCGCTGCAATCGGACTGAAGCGCAGCAGTGAAGAAAAGCACCTGATTTCCTCACGTATCCGTACTCAGATGGTAAAGAGGGAAAGACGGCGTATCGTCTTCGGACTGGAACCCATAACCGGTATCCGTGTCATTTCAAACAGGGCAAAGGTAAGGGTACGCTCAAACATGAAGTCAAACGGATACATCATCAGTGAGGAACACAACGTGATTTATTATACCGGCAGTACGGAACGCAGGGAACGTCTGGAAAGCCGGGGCATCAGACTGGGACTGCATATCCTTCCGCTTCCGGAGGACAGTTCTGCTCTTTCATCCAATATCATATTACAACAGCCATGCAGTACGGACAGATAGTATTCCTTCTCTTCGTGGCAATGGTATTCTACTATGCGGCAATGATTTTCATGGACTTCCAGAGGGCAAAGGCCGCACAGAATGCCGAGCAGGACAGCCATAAAGAAGAGGACATAGACATATCGGAAGAGGCACGAAGCTTCAAGCCGATAAGGATAAACCGGGATGGACCTGAATCCAAAGAAGAGAATCAGGAAGAGAATAATATAGAGAATCCCGGAGCTGAGAATGAAAATAGTGATTCTGACAGTACAGAAAAATCTGCATCCAAATCAGAATCTCCCAGACACGTTTACCGGGAGGCCATCATGACTGACGGCATTCTGGTTGAGAATATCATTCAGGAAATAAACCGGCTGGCAGAGACCGGTACCAGTGACCTCGGTGCCGTTATCTTCAGCTGTGAGAATGCCTGATATATATACCGTTCCTTTAGTGACATCTGTTTCTTTGGCGATGAAATCCTTTAACATTATTCAGAAATGCAGATAATAAAGAAAAATGCCCGGAATCTTACGGAGCGTTTCATCGGTTCAAGTTTTGCACAGAAGAGCGTGATGGCGGCCATAGCACTCGTTATTTCCACATCAAACGTAATGGCAGGAAGCAAGGGTGCAGCAGGTTTTACCAAGGCCACACAGGAAGTCAGTTCCTACCAGACTCCGGTATCGAACCTGATGAAGGCCATTGCTGCCGTTATCGTTCTGGTCGGTGCCTTCAACGTCTACTTCAAGATGCAGAACGGAGACCAGGACGTGAAGAAGACCATCATGCTTACTATCGGAGGCTGTATCGCTTTCATCGCACTTTCGGAAGCTCTTCCGCTGTTCTTCCAGTAATCCTTACCCGACATGACAATGAATCAGGAAGGATACCCTGTGTTCAAGGGATTGCAGAAGCCGCTGGAGTTTATGGGCATACGCGGCCGTTTCCTTACTCTGGCAGCGGCAGCCATAGGCGTATCATTCGTAGGCTTCATCGGTTTCTCAATCGCTTTGGGAAAGGTTGCAGGGTTCATAGCCATGATGGTCATGGCACTGGTAGGACTGATAACCATCTACATCAAGCAGCGTGGAGGACTCCACAACAAGAAAAGGGCAAGAGGCATCTATATCTACAGAAGCCTGAGAAAAGAACAGTAAATCACTTTATACAGTATGGCACACAAAAGGAAAAGAATATTTGACGGACTCTATGCGCAGCTGGAGGAGACGGACGGCAATGTCGTGCTGTTCTCGGCCAGAGGCGAGCCGTCAGTTATCTTCGAGATAACCAATCCGGTCCAGCAGCTCTGTACGGATGCGCAGCAGTACATGCTGTTTCATGACGTGCTATCCAATATCCTTCAGACTATCGGTGAGGGATATGCACTGCAGAAGCAGGATATTCTGTGCAGACAGGCATATCACCATGACGTGCCGGACGATGCGGAGTTCCTGACAAGGAGTTATTTCAGATACTTCGAGGGAAGGGAGTTCACAGAGATAAGGACTTTTCTTATCCTCACCCAGGAGGCTCAGAGAAGCCAGTTCATCCAGTATGACCCGAAGAGATGGCTCGATTTCCATGCCAAGGTATCAAAGACGGATGATATTCAGTACGGAAACATCGCTATACCGCAGTCCGGTAAAGCAGCAGAACAGGAATGCCCGTTTGGTTGTCTCGTTGGTTGTCGGAGCCTCGATTAGCGCAAGAAGTTCCTCCCTCGTGAGATACTCCCTTTCTGACTGTTGTTTGGATATCCGCTCGTGTCTGCCCAAAGCATAGAAAGGATTTTTATCCATCACTCCCTCTTTTACCGCAGCATTGAGCATACGCACAAGTGTACTCTGGTGCAGATGCAGCGTGTGGAGTGACAATTCTTTGGGATTGTCGGGCGATTTGGTATTCCGGTAGGTGTTCTTCATGAAGTCAAGCAATCCGACAATAAACTTCTTGTCGATTTTAGACATCAGGAAGCGGGGTCTGCGGCGGTGTTTCAGATACTCCTTTATTATATTGACACAAGAACGGTAGTTGCGGTACGTTGCCGGAGAATAGGACGGATTGCGTCTAATTCCTTCGATATGGCAGTCAAGCCAATCCGCAAAAATCCGTTTGGGCAGTTGCTTTGTATTGTCGTTGTCTGCCTCCGTTTCGTCCTCGTCAATACCGAGCATCCGCTTTGACTTTATCTCATTCGCCTTTGCCATAGCCGCTTCATTGAGCCGCCTTGCATCGGGTGCGTCGTCCGGCACAAGAAACAGGTTCAGGTACTCGATCCATCTTTTCCCCTTTTCATAGAAATCAAGGTATATGGATCGGCTTCCCGTTTTCAATATCCGTGTCCTTATCGTTATTTTCATCTGTTTCCCTCCGTTTGTGGTTGCTTTGAAAAGAAGTCATCCACAAGATTGACCGTTTCCACTTTCTTTTGGTCCACAATCTTTGCATAGATGGCGGTCGTGTTCACATTGGCATGACCGAGCAGCTTCGATGTGGTGTATATGTCCGCACCGAGTGTGAGCAGCATGGTAGCTGCGGTATGTCGGCTGCAATGATAGGTTATATGCTTGTCTATCTGTGCGTTCTGCATCCATTTCTCTATGTTCCGCTCAATGTTAGAAGTCCCCGTCGGCAATGTGAAAATCGGTTCTTCGGGATTCTCTTTGGGGTTCAGGCAATCGACAGCCTCTTTTGATAACGGCACGTTTATCAGCTTTTGGGTCTTCTGCATCTTTATCCTTATATATAAGGTCTTTCCATCGGGGGCTTTGACAATCTTTCCCCATGTCAACGACCGCACATCGCTAAGGCGAAGCCCGGTGAAACAGGAGAACAGGAACGCACGTTTAACATCCTCATGGGGGCAGGGCGCAGCCATCGCTGCTTTCATTTCCTCCAATGTGAGGTATTCCCTCATGCTTTCGGTTGGCTGATACTTCTCCTTTGCACTGATGGACTTCAACGGATTTGCTGACAGGATGCCGTCACGCACGGCTTTGTTCAGCGCACCGTTCAGGACTGCCTGATGATGATGCGCCGCACCGTTGCTGATGACACTGCCATCCTTGCGCACCCCGTTCTTCGCATAGCGCAGAAAGTCGATGAAACCACGGCAGAAATCCACATCCACGTTTGCCAAGACAATATCCGGGCAGTTGGCTTCTTTTAGATACGTTTCGATTTTCAGCCGCAGGTCACGTCTGCCTTTGAGGGTGGATGTAGAGAAACCGAATTTCTCCTGCTCATACTCCTTAAGGAAATCCACAAGCGCTATACACGACCGTTTCACCTTGTCCCACTGGCGCACACCGTGGTTCTGCAGTGCAAGGATGCGCTCGGCTTTGATTTTCTCGGCAACCTGCCTTGCATGGTTGTTCTGCTGGCGGTCTATCGGTGTCGTTTCGGGCACAAGGTACAATCCGAGAGACTCCACCTTGCGTACCCCCTTTACATAGACATCGAGATACAGGCTCATGTTTCCGTTAGCCAACTTTCGCTGACGGATGCGGACAGGTTCTTTCACCTTTTGTACTTTCTTCGGTCGTGCCATGATGTTTTCCTTTCCTTATATTTTTTCTTTTCACAGGCAGATTTACCCCTGTTTTTACGCTGCAAAATTACCAAAATTTTCTGTATTACGCAACAAAAATACAACAAAATATCGTTAAAACCATTACTTGATATACTTTCTTGGACAGAATCGGAAAAGATAATTAAATAGCTAATATACAATATATTCTACCGATTTTATTTCTTTTTATGCGCTTATTCTTTCTTTGTAATAAGCCTATACTTCGTGGGCTTTTATGTCCTATTGCTCTTTGATATAGTGCTCTGCATTCAGGTAGAAAACCTTACAGCCATTACCGAAAGTGAGCAGACGATGGCAGCATATCTGCAGAACTCGTTCTTCTCTGCCGGTTATCTGATGGCAGCAAGCATTGTAGCGTTGAAATGTCTGAACCTCGTTCCAGACCTTGCTGCATGGATGATTCCAGAAGGAGATACAGCATTCTCTACCCGAAACTTCGGTGAAGGTGTGGCACAACAAGCCAAGATTTCAACTCAGGGCATGTTAAGCAAAGTGATGTAAAACAGTAAACAATACAAAATATGGTAATAAGGAATCTCGAAAACAAAATCAAGTTGGTGATGATCATCTGCTCACTATTCCTTGTGGGTTGTATCATCATCTGCATCTCCAGCATTTGGACTGCCAAGGTAATGGTATCGGATGCGCATCAGAAAGTGTACGTATTGGATGGCAATGTACCTATTCTCGTTCAGCGTAGCACCATGGAAGAAACACTCGATGTGGAAGCCAAGAGTCATGTGGAAATGTTCCATCATTACTTCTTTACCCTTGCGCCAGATGACAAGTACATCAAATATACAATGGACAAAGCCATGTATCTGGTTGACGAAACTGGTCTTGCACAGTACAACACGTTGAAGGAGAAAGGCTTCTATTCAAACATTATGGGTACGAGTGCGGTGTTCAGCATCTTCTGTGATAGTATCAAGTTCGATAAGGAGAAGATGGAGTTCACCTACTATGGCAGACAGCGCATCGAGCGACGTACAAGCATAATGACTAGAGAACTTGTGACGGCAGGTCATTTGAAGCGTGTTCCCCGTACTGACAACAACCCTCATGGATTGCTCATCACCAACTGGAGAACCCTTCTTAACAAGGATGTGGAACAAAAGACCAAACTGACATATTGATATGGGGTGGAAGAAAATGCTCGTAGGTGAAAAGATGCCAGACAAGGACGATCCTAAATATCGTCAGAGATACGAGAAGGAGGTGAAGGCAGGTCGCAAGTTTGCAAAGACTATGAAGCTTGACTTACTGGCCGGCAAGGTACAACTGTTTGCAAATGACCACAAACGGTTGTTCCTATCCCTCGTCTTTGGATTCATCATTCTCAGTTTTGGTCTAAACATCTACAGGATGGCAGTGGTGTACAGTCACCAGCAGTCAAGACAAAGTGCCACCGAAAGGCAAGAACAGATGTTGCGTCAGAGGCATAACAAGGTCAGAAAAGCAGTTGGGAATGCCTACGCCAATGAATAGAGATAATCAAAAGAATAATAACGAAAAGATAGAAAACGATGGACGCACTGAAAAAGATTAACTGGAAACAGCCAAAGTATATGATACCCATTATCATCTACTTTCCTCTGTTGTTTGTCGGCTATTTCGTCATTGACCTCTTTCATACGGAGAAGGCTGAGATTCCTGACGGTCTCACAACGACAGAATATCTTAATCCAGACCTACCTGATGCCAAGATGAAGGGAGACGGCATTGGAAACAAGTATGAGAGTATGCTAAAATCATACGGCAAGATAGACGATTATTCAGCTTTAGGAAACATTGAACGCAATGAAGAAGACACCAAAGAAGAGTACGATTCAAAATACTCAGATGATGAACGTAAACAACTTGAAGCCCAGGAAGCCGAGAAACTCTCTGAGATGCAAAGACAGCTACAGGAAAGCGCACAAAAGGGCCAAGAAATCGCAAAAGGCGAGGGCAGTTCAGAAAATGACCGCATAGCTCGTGGCAAACAACGTGAGCAGGAAGCGATGGAAGAACTCAATCGGGCCATTGCTCAGGCAAGAATGCAAGCTCAGCAGGTCACTACTCCATCTTTGCAAGCTGAGGTCACGACCAAAACTGGTGATTCACAGGAAGAAAAGACGGAAGTTCCGGAAAAGAAAAAGAACAATGACGATGAACCGCAAGAGGTTGTCAAGAAAGTTAAGGTAACTTCCGACTACTTCAATACGCTGTGTGATAATGACAAGGAACCTGGGCTTATCAAAGCAATCATAGACGAAAACATCAAGGCGGTGGATGGATCAAGAGTACGTCTTCGTCTTCTCGATGACATTGTCATAAATGAGGTAGTTGTTCATAAAGGCTCCTATATCTATGCCACAATGAGCGGTTTCGGTTCACAGCGTGTCAAAGGTAATGTCAAGAGCATAATGGTAGATGATGACATCATCAAGGTAAATCTATCACTCTATGATACTGATGGACTTGAAGGACTGTATGTGCCAAGTAGCCAGTTCAGAGAAACGACCAAGGATGTAAGTAGTGGCGCATTAAGCAACACCTCCACTCTCACCAATACCACATCCACTGCAGGTTCAAATTTGGCTACATGGGGAGCGCAAGCCGTCAGCAATGCCGTCCAGAAGACAAGCAACGCTATCAGCAAGGCAATCAAGAAGAACTCAGCCAAACTGAAATACGGAACATTCGTGTATCTCATCAATTCACGTTCAAACCAGAAAGATAAATAATAACGAGCAAAACATATATAAATATGAAGACTATCAAGAAATTCTGCGCATTGGTAGTATGCGCATTAGCCTCCCTCCCATCCCTTGCACAACAGACGTATCTGGAAATGGAGCAGCTTACCATCAATGAGAATGTCACAACAGTCATTACCGCCTCTGAGCCAGTCCGCTTCGTTGACATTTCTACGGATGCAGTTGTTGGCGACCAGCCAATCAACAATACCATCCGTTTGAAACCCAAGGAAGGTGCAGCCGTACATGCAGATGGTGACATCCTTGCTATTGTGACGATAGTTACAGAGCGTTACAGAACCCAGTACGCTCTGATATACACTACACGAATGCAGGAAGCAGTTACAGACAAACAGATTCTTGCTTCGGAGAAGATTCCATACCATAATCCTTCTGTATCAATGAGTACTGAGGAAATGACCAGATATGCCCGAAAGATCTGGAACTCACCGGCAAGAATACGAAATGTGAGCACCAAGCAGCACAGAATGACCATGAGGTTGAACAACATCTACTCTGTAGGAGAATACTTCTTCATTGATTTTAGCATCGAGAACTGCACCAATATCCGCTTTGACATCGACGAGATGCGTATCAAGCTGAATGACAAGAAGGTTTCCAAGGCAACTAATGCCCAGATGATTGAGCTTACGCCAGCTATGGTGCTTGACCAGTCCAAGACCTTCAAATATGGTTATAGAAACGTTCTCGTCCTGAAAAAGATGACATTCCCTAACGACAAGGTGCTGACTATTGAGATTTCTGAGAAGCAGATTAGTGGAAGAACCATCAGTTTGGATATAGACTATGAAGATGTTCTGTATGCCGATTCATTCAACTCATACTTAATGATGGAGGAATAGGACGATGAAGAAATACATTTTATCATTGATGATGGGACTGTTTGTTTCAGTCTCATCATTCGCCCAGAGCCATAGCGACCGAATATCCGTTGGTGCAGGAGCCTTATATCAGAGAGGCTTGGATGCCACAATCTCATGGGAACATGAAACACGCTACCACAACGCTTGGGAGTACTTCATCAACGGTTACATCAAATGGGATGAATGTGCATCATGCGGACATGTCTGCCCAGAGTCGTTTTGGAACAACTACCGTACATGGGGAGTTGGTGCTGCCTACAAACCCTGTGTGGCAAGAGGCAGGAATAACTACGGAAACCTCCGAATTGGCGCAAGTGCTGGCAGTGACACTGACAAGTTTGTCGGTGGCTTGCATGTCGGTTACGAGCATAATTTTGCCCTACGTCATGGGTGGGGATTGTTTGTTCAAGCCAAATGTGATCTCACTCTTCCCAAACGGGAAGACTTGTTTCGCACTGGCATCGTGATAGGATTCAAGATACCCACTTTAAAGAAATAGCAACAATGAAGATACTACATATCATTTGTGCTACTCTCATGGCAGTAGCATTTGCCTCATGCGATGAGCATCGAGACTTTCCTGATACGGCAATGAAGACCTGCGACATCCTCTGTACAGATGGCAAAGTCGTAAGATTCGAGGAAGTTAAGTCCCAAAACAAGACTCCTATAGCCGTGGTATTCTATGTGAATCAGAACGAGGACATCCAAGGCACAGGCTATGCTGTCTATCTAAAGGACATTGAGCCGTTTGCCTATTCTGACTCTCTCGGATTGAAACATAATACATCAGCTGATATTACTGCATTCGATGGCAATGGCAATACTCATGCTATGTATTCCTCTGGCACTTCACCTGCAGCTTCTGCAGTCTTTGACATGTGGCAATATGGTCAGAGTGCCTACATCCCTTCCGTTGCTCAGATCAAACTCTTGTATCAAGCACGCAGTGCGGTAAATACGTATATTCGCAAGTGCGGAGGCGATGTGATTCCAGACAATCCGGATGAGTGTTGGTATTGGACTTCTACAGAGGTGAAAGACCAGGAAACAGCCAAAGCCTGGTTGTACTCGTTAGCATCAGGAGCACTTCAAGAAACGCCAAAGACGCAAGCACATAAAGTCCGTCCAATCATTACTTTATATAATTAGCATTAAATATTCACTATAACACAAGAATAAGGTTTCATGGAGGAAACAAAAGAATTACAGACTATGTATAAGATATTCCGCTGTCTGATCTACTTATCATTGATAGTGGAGTTCTTTGAGTATGCTATAGATCCTGCGTTGCTTGACTATTGGGGTGGCATTGTTTGTGACATTCATAGCCGTGTAAAGAGGTGGTTTATCTATATGGATGGCAACCTCGTATGGAGCAAGATTGCTACCATCGTGCTTATCTGTATCACTTGCATTGGCACCCGAAACAAGAAACATTTGGAGTTTGATGCTCGTCGTCAAGTGTTCTATCCGTTGGTGAGTGGACTGTTCGTTACCATACTGTCTATATGGCTTTTCGGTCATCGTATGGACATGAGGTTCTATACCATCAGTCTGAACATCTGGCTCTACATGGTAGCCTCTATTCTTGGTACTATCTGCATCCATGTTGCCCTTGACAATATCTCCAAGTTCCTGAAGAAAGGATTGCTCAAAGACCGTTTCAACTTCGAGAACGAGTCTTTTGAGCAATGCCAGGAGCTACAGAAGAACAAGTATAGCGTAAACATCCCGATGCGCTATTACTACAAGGGCAAGTTCCGCAAAGGTTGGGTGAATATCGTGAACCCTTTCCGAGGAACATGGGTAGTCGGTACTCCTGGTTCAGGTAAGACTTTCTCCATCATTGAGCCGTTCATTCGTCAACATAGTGCCAAGGGCTTTGCTATGGTTGTCTATGATTACAAGTTCCCGACTCTTGCGCAGAAGCTGTATTATCACTACAAGATAAACCAGAAAGCCGGAAAGGTACCACAAGGATGCAAGTTCAAAATAATTGATTTTGTATAAATCATAATTCCCTAATAATCAATAGTAATATATAGACAAATAATACGTGCGTAACAAATTCGCAACAAACAAATGGAGAAATATTGTTCTTACGGTAGAACATAGGAATTAACAACATGGAAGTTCATTACCATTATGAATAAAGAGGCGACAAGTCTCTACTTCCCTAAATCTTTGATTTAGGCATGGCATTTCGTTTCTTTCCACGGAACAACAACCCGGAAGTTGTGCAATTTCAAATATTTGTGCTACCTTTGCAACTGAATCAAGCAATGTAATCGTTTCAATGAATACAGTGACATGCAAAATACCTTGCGGAGTTTTGGAAACAGAATCGCAGACAATCAAATCTGGGCAGGACAAAAGGAATTGGGCGCAATACTCACAGGCTATTGCCGTCCTCATGTCAAGACGGATGTCTGAACTCGGTATGACGCAACGGATGCTTGCCGAGAAAATGAACTGCACCCAGCAATATATATCCAAGATGCTGAAAGGGCAAAAGAATATGTCATTGGAAACTATATGTAAGATAGAAAACACATTGGGCATCGAAATTATCAAAGGTCTGAACGAAAACGAGCAATAAAGCAGGAATATGGCGAAAGAAAGGGAAAATATAAACGGCATGGCAAAAGAGCCGGTCGCAAATAGCGACCAGTTGCCCGAAGTAATCAACATCCAGCCGATGATTCGGATTATAAGAGAGCGACAGGTCATGCTTGACAGTGATTTGTCCGCATTATACGGTGTGGAAACACGAAGGCTGAACGAACAGGTGAAGCGTAATATGGAACGCTTCCCTGATGATTTCATGTTCCAGCTTAACAAAGACGAGCTTGATAACTTGATGTCGCAAAATGCGACATCAAGTTGGGGCGGAACCCGAAAACTGCCTTACGCGTTCACTGAACAAGGAATAGCCATGCTCAGTTCGGTATTGAAATCAAAGACGGCTGTCGAGGTGAACATCCGCATAATGAGGGCTTTCATATCCATGCGCCGCTTTATTGCGACCAATGCCCAATTATTCGAACGGCTTGAGACTATAGAGTATCACCAACTGGAAATGAAACAGCATCAGGAAGTGACCGACAAACGTATCGACGAGGTTTTTAAGCGTTTGGATGCCGACGTTCCTCCTGTGCAGGGCATCTTCTATGACGGGCAAGTGTTTGACGCTTACCGTTTCGTGTCTGATTTAATTCGGAAGGCCGAACAGTCCGTTGTACTGATTGACAATTACGCGGATGACACCGTGCTGACTTTGCTTGATAAAAGAAAGGAAGGGGTATCAGCAACTATCTACACGCAGCGTGTCAGTAACCAGTTCCAACTTGATGTTGACCGCCACAACGCCCAATATCCGCTTATTGAGGTAAAGCGATTCAACAAGGCACACGACCGCTTTCTACTCATAGACAATGAAGTGTACCACATAGGGGCTTCAATCAAGGATTTGGGCAGAAAATGGTTCGGGTTCACCCTCATGCGTGACATCACGGCAATAGAACTCATCAACAGGATTCAGCTTTAGTCCGGTTCGGCTTCAAAAGAACGTATCAGCATAGTGTGAACTTAATCCGCTTCTTTCATTTGTCGTACCAGTTCCTTATGCTGTTCGTGCAGTTCGGGGAAATGTCTTCTGATGAACTGTCCAAACGCGCAGTCGTTGAATCCGAACCGCCGCGCCAGTGACTTTATGCTTTCAGTCGTCGTAGAGTACAGTTGTAGGGCTTCGGCATATTTCCCCATGCTGTGGTGCGACATCACTCCTCCTTTGTCCGTTTTAACCATACTAAGACTTGCATGCAGTTCCGGTTCATGTTCCTTGAGGTATTGACGGAAGCACTCGGGATGCAGGCCGAACTCGGCGGCTACTTCTGCCGTAGTCTTTCCGTCAGCTTTCAGTCGGGCTATGGCATCAGCGTATTTGGCAGCAGTGGCAGGGTTATATTTCCGAACGGACGACCAGTCCACGGGCTTGCCTTCCTCGTAAGGAATGCCTTTCCGCTTACAAATCAAATCCTTGTGCCAAGTTTGCAGGTAGTCGTAGAAACCTCTTACCGATACGCCGGTCTGTTTGGCTATTTTTCGGGCGGACATGGGTGTGGTGCGGTATAATTGTAATGCTTCTGCGTATTTCGTGATTGTTTCAGAGGTAGGGGCATGAAGTGTTCCTCGTCCCGTTATCTTGCCTTTACGTTGCTGTCTTACAGCCCGTTCTCTTATCTTGATGCGATTTTCGACCAACTCCTTGTGGTAGAATATCAAGTGTTGTTCCAATCCCGAGTAGGAGACGTTGCAACGCTCGGCGGCCTCTTGAACCGTGATATAACGGTCAGCACGTAATAGTTTCACTGCCTCGGCATACTGTTCCTTACACATCTTCCGCGTACCGCGTGGCAGGTTGTCATTTAAGCCTAAACGCTTGCGCACCTTCTCGCGCCACTCGATGATTCCGGGATAATGCGTGCGTAACTGCCTGCCAAGGTCTGTACCGTTCAGCCCGAACCGGCGGGCGATTTGCGACACATTGCATTCGATATAGTCCAGACTTCCACATGCTTCGATGGCATCTTTGTATTTGGCCCGGGTAGCGGGAAGCTGCCCACGAAGCTGGCTCAACTTGATGTGACAGGCTTCCTCCTTGTCGCAAGTAATGTCATAACGTGCCAGCAGCAGGTGGCGGTGATACAGAGAAAGGTAGCGTTGAAATCCCGAAACCGTCACTTTGCTGATACGGCAGATTTCCGCGCAGGACAATCGTGTCGAACGATACAGTTCGATTGCCTGACGGTATTTCTCTTCCGTCTCCGGACGAATCCCCCGGGAACGGTTGCATGGACTATCTCTGTTATCGGGAATGTTCACAACTTCTTGGCTTTATGTATTAGATTACTAAACAAGCAAGCCAACTGTTCCTTTTACAGATGATAGTTGGCTTGCTTAGTGGTTGTTGATACTATTTGGTTAAGGATGAATCTTAGGGCTTTTGACGGACGGCACGGACGTTATGAATTACATCTCTTTTATCTGTGGATTCAGAATTTCCATTTGAGTAAATATATGATTGTTTTGAACTCCCTTGAAGAGCTGTTGATGTCCAATAAATACCATTTAAAGGATATGTTTCGTCCTCCATATTAGGTGCTTCTGTTTTAGCAGGAAGATACCACTCCAAATTAATCAATACAGGAATATCCACTGATACACCCTTCTGTGATTCTGTCTTTTTGGTAAATTTATTTTTTAAGACACAGCTTTTAGCTGCAAAATCCGAAGGGTTTGTTGGCAGTTCTTTATCAGGTGTACATCCATATCTTTCAAGTTGCGCTATTAGATCGCTTGCTTCATTTGCGCCATTATAATTATAAATATCATTTGTATTTTGTAATCCATTATCCAAATTTTCGGCAACTCCATTAGCTGTCAATTTGCTAAAATCAATCGTAATAGAGCGTATAGACAAGAAAGGACGATCAATAGTGACATAATTGTATTGCCCCACATTTGAAAGGTCTATCAGTAATGATGAAATGTAATGTCCAATAAAATCACTTGTCACTGATGGCACAGTATATTTAATTGTCATGTTACTATCCCATAGAAATCCCCATGGATATGCACCGTCTTCGATTCTTTCACAGCCTATATTTCCATTCCAACTCGGACAAAGTTGTGATATGGTAGCTGTAGTTGGAGTAGCCCCGTTTACATCATCAGGTGTGATTTGGAATTGTAGGTCGCGGGCGGCATCACCGATATTTTCGGTCACATACACGTGGTAAGTGAAACGACCGCTGCCTGTGCCGGATATTGTATTCGTTCCTTTGTCATCATCAATCCAATAACCTTGTTCCTGCAAGTCTGTCTTGGTCTGGGTGAAGAATACATCGTTCGTAAGGTTGGAAGTCAGTGTCCATGCGCCGTCGTAGTCTTTCACGTTTACGGTAATCGGGAATGTGATATAGTGAGCATCCTGTGCGTCAGTCGGAACATCAATACTCATTTCATATGAGAGCTTGTAAGTCACGGTTGTTCCCATCTTCCATTCCGTATTTCCGATGGAAGCTGTAAGGGTACGTTCTTCATTATTGGCATTGACAAATACAACTTCTACCGTTGCCCCTGCAGGCAATGTCTGCGGCAGCATCATGAAGGTACCTTCCGGGCTGGTGATAGCGTCTCCGTTAGCTTCAGTTCCGGTAGTCTCTTTGTTCAAGGTCTGCGAAAAATCCACAGTCGCATCACCAAGAGACCAATTACCGGTAGCCATATCGTAAGTTCCGGCATTCTTGACACCTTTCAAAACCACGCTCTTTATAGAGCCGGGCTGCATCTGGCTGCCCACGGCAAAACGGACGGCGGTGCAGATGTGTTTGAAGGTGAGAGGTACAGCCGCATTGTTGTTGCCCGGTATTTCATTGGTAGTAGCCACCACAATGTCTTTCTGGTCGGCAGCATCTGCCGGAACGGTGTATTTAAGTTCTTTGCTTGACGGAGAGGACGGAGTGGTCAAGCCACCGGCATCCGTTGGCGCCCAGGCATAGAATTGGAACGAATGGTCTGCTCCCGGCCAATAGTATATTTGTTCCGTGCTCCATATAGCACCTGTTCCAACGGAAGCAGCCACGTTGGAAGCATTCGTGTTCATGTAGAACTGGTCAACGGGTGCCCCATTCTTACTCCAGTATGCCAGCACATGGAACTTGTCATAGAAATTGTCTTTGCCAACAGGCGTTGCGCGTGTCAAGGCCTGTTCGCCCTCGAAGCCGGACACGTTGATACCGTCCGAAACAATGGCACGGACACAAAGCGTGTCTGCCGAGTCGTCCGACCGCAACACGAAACGGTCTGCGGTATATCCTTCGTCATCACTACCGGCATATCCCCTTGTCTGCACGTTCTTATCGGACGATATGCCAAAACAAATGTTGTCACAGGCTTTCTCCGGATTCCCGCTTTCGAGAAAGTCCTCGTTATTGCACGAGAAAAGTAGCGTGCACAGCAACATCGTCGCCATGCCGCCCGCCATCCAACTCGGATTTTTCTTATGTACCTTCATTTCTTCTGTTTTATATTTGTTTGCCTGAAGCAATACGCCCCGGCTGTTAGTGAGTGTAAGGGGACATTCAACCCCTTACACCCTGTAGGTAGATCGTCTATTCCATGGATGATAATTCCGGAATACACGATGCTAAACCGGTCTTATGAAAGATGTTGGATTAGTTGCCGCTTTGGGTTGTGGGAACGTCCAATATTTGGTCAACTTCGTCCTGATTCCAGTCTTCAACATCGTCAACCTTAAACTCGATAGGATTAAGCGGTTTGTCTGTTATATTTTCATGAGTCAAGGAAGCCTTGAAATCATAGCAGTAACCGAGCTTGAACTCAACATTCTCGATTTTTACTTCGTGGTCGTAAGAGCCCAACAATACCTTACCCTGATACAATTCTGCCGTGAAAGTTACAGTATATGTAGCGGTAGCATCCATCGGGATCATCAGCTTTTCGTTGTAGCTTTCAAGAGTTGCAGCATTAGCAATGACGGCAGCTTCATCAACGGTAGCATCATCGGCTACTACATTACCGAAGTCTAATACAAGATTGTTTTTCACCTGATTACCCCAAGTGTTACCGGCAGCGGTTACTGTCAAAGTACCGTTCGTGTAAGCATCCGTGATTTTTATATCGCTTACTTTTACATTGTAACCCTCACCCACCACATTCTCGAACGAGAATTTCACTTTTGAAAGCTGGTGGTTGAATGTCATGCCAACAGGAGTTTGATATGTTTCTGTTACTTCTGTTCCGGCAATTTGCGCGGGCTCTGCGTGAAGCAAGTCAACCTGATCTGCATCAGTGTTGGTGAAAACAACCGTCATTTCTACCTTTGTGGCATTTTCAGGCAATGCTACATCGGAAACATTTGTCGCTACACTGTAAGGAGCAATGGCACCGAAAGTGTAAGTGTTACCCGGAACCCAGTACTGCAATACATCGTATGACCATCCGGTAGAGGCAGAACCTCCTTCATACACCTTGTCACCCTCGAAAATCTGACCGTTCTGTGTGAAACCATACACGGCGAAGTCTTCCAAAGTTTCTTTTGTGAAACTCGGGTCCACGATACTGCGTGTTCCGTTGTTCACGAACGCGTTGCTGAAACCGATGGCCTTCTGCTGGGCCATTTCCATTGTCTCGTCGTTGCTGCAACTTGCCAACATGGCTGTTGCCGCCAAACCAATCATAAATAACTTCTTCATTTTGATTAAAATTAAATTATGAATAAAAATGTTTTGATAACTCTCTATGCAAATCAAAGAGGGAGTTCTATGTCCTCGTAATCTCCCCAGTCTTCCACGTCCACGTCGAAGCCGGAGCCGCCTTCCGTACCCTCTTCATCGGATATCTCGATGCCCTTCACCACGATGACACCTCCCTGCGGTTGCGCCGCCACCTGGTCGGTCACGTCGAAATCGAACGACTTGATTTTTCCGTTCTTCAAGCGCACTTCCAGATTCAGCCCGTACTTACGTTCGGCCCTTGTTCCGTAGTGTTCGTTAGGGAAACCAGGGATCCCGAAAGAGCGCACCAAAGCCTGTGTGCCGAAATCTTCCACCGTACAATCGTACAGCACGGTGGCGGCTTCATCAGAGGTGTGTCCGCTGTTCAGCCATACCGCCTGCGCCATACCGCTCAAGGCTCCGCGTGCCAGCGACACGTATTCCACCCCGTGGCTGAACTCGTAACGTACCAGATAGGTGAACACCAGCGGGTGCATGGTGACGGGTATCACATCGGTCTCGGTCGAGCGTTCCGCCACGTATGACTCCATGTAACTGCCGTAAAGCATATCGGGCTGGTTCACCGTGTTCTCGTTTTTCGTGTCCATATAAGAATTACCGAGATAAGAGGAACGAGTACGGGTGCGTGTGGTGGCCTTTGCCGAAGCGAACGACTGCATCTTGTCGAACACGATGTATTCCGTGTCGTTGTTGTAGAACAGCAGGGAGTGTTCACCCGGACGCATATAAACGACATCCCCCTCGGGAGCTATGTTGATGATCTCGTCCGAACCGTCCGCGTTGTACACCTGCACGCGCAATCCATCCGGTATTCCGGGGCGCAACGCGTCGTATTCCATACCGAACGATTCCTGCCACGTAGGGTAGTTCTTCCAATCCGTACCATTCTCGTAAGTGTATTGCCATTCCTTTTCATATTCCGCTTCTATGCGCACCTCCGATTTCGGGGCATGCACGTCGTGGTCAAAGCACAAGTCCTTGTGCTCGCATGACGAAAGCAGCATGAGCATTCCCGCGAGCAAGGGAACGTATTCCATTACAGTATATATCCTTTTCATTTCATGCCTCCTTTCTTGTTGTTGCTGTTGCCTTTTCCGAGAAGCCATACCAGAGAGATTTCCGCCTTCGTGGGACCGAACCAATGGCGTTTTTTAGTGGCCTGCCATACATAGTGGCCGTCCAAGGGGATGTACTCGTAGTATTTTCCTCCCCAGTAGCCCACGCCAAGCGTGAAGTCGATGTTCAGGCGGTTTGCAACGGGCAGCGAGTAACCGTATTCCACGCCTGCCGCGTAATTCGTCTTGTCCCAAAGTGTTCCGCCGGGTTCTCCGCCCATGTAACCTTTTCCTCCCCACTCAAAGTCGTAAGTGAACGCCTGCCCGTATATGCCTATATGATGTCCGGTGAGCGGCTTTTCATTGGCCTTCTTCCCGAGCCAGTAGCGCACGGCAAGGTCACCTCCATAGATGCGCCAGTAACGGTGGCTGCTGTTCTTTTTCCACCAGCCGTACATCCAGTTGCCACTGATTGACCAGTTCTTGCCCAAGTAAAATTCCACCCCGATATTGGGAACGGCCAGCACGTCATAGAGCATGTTGGTCTTGAGAGCCATGTAGAAAGGTTTTGAGGTTTCAGGAGAAACCGCTACAATCGTGTCCGCTTTCTCCACAACGGCTGTCGTGTCCGCAGGAGCCGGCACCACCGGTTCTTCCTTGACAACCGTTTTTTCCTCGATTACCGGTTTTTGACGGACTGTCACGAGAATGACACTGGCATTGCGGATTTGGTCAAAGAAATGCTTGTGCATGTAATGCCAGGTACGGCCATATTGCAGTTCCATCAGGTGTTTCTTGCGGCTGTCAACCAATACACCTTTATTATTATAGGTAAATTCGGGCACGTTGCGCAACACGTCCACCGCCTCTTCCTTGTGGGGCATGTCGGACACCTCGACCAGCTCCGCGAGGCGTTCCCACGCGATAAATCCCTCGGGACGTGAAATGATGCCGTCCGGAAGCGATACGCGTTCACGTACATAACGCTCCAAGGAATTGCGGCGTTTTTCCGCCAATTCCCTGTTTATGGCAAAGCCGCCCTCGGGTGAGGCGGAACCGCAGAAAGACACCTCGACCAATTCGAGCGTGCTGTCTTTTTTCACACTTTCCAGAAACGACACCACTTCGGACAGGCGCGCGGCGTTGTTGCCGTAAGCCGTGTCCAGTGTCGAGTTGCCGACCGGAAATCCGATACAGACCTCCTTCCGGCTCTCTTGCCCGAACGCCTGGATGCATCCGAGCAACATGAACGCTGATACTATTAAACCTCTCATGTGCATATTGTCTTTATTTTACATCCATTTCTTTCCAAGAAACGGATGTAAAATGTAATTTTGTAATAATCAGGCTTATAAGTATCTATTTTTCTCTTGGCTTATATTACGGGATATTATTTTTCATGTGTGATTCCTGAAATATTTTTGTTCCAATAGTTTGCGATTCAGGATTTTTATGTACTTTTGAACTCAGTATCCGTTTCTTGGAAAGAGACGGATGTTTTTGTTTTACGCCCCTATATCCTATAATTCACTGACAACCAGCTCATTGGCATTATCAATAATGGATGAGTCTATTGACGCGAGATATATTTGCGTGGTGGTCACGGAATCATGCCCGAGCGCGTCAGAAATGACGTTGACCGGGACGTTCTTCGATTTGGCGATGGTCGCCCAAGTATGGCGGGTGACATAGGTTGTAAGTGTAACCGGCAGTTCCGCCATTTCCGCTATGGTTTTAAGGGACTTGTTTACACGGCGTAACGCTGATTCGTACTGCTTGCGCTCGTCCTTGCCGGGAACGGTTATAATCGGGAGCAAATACGGCAGCCCGTCGGTCGGGTATCGCCCGGTCAGTTCTTCAATTTGCCTTATGATCTTGACTTGAAGTTGCTGGCCGGTCTTGTGACGCCGGTATGTCAGTACCCCGTTCTGAATATCCGACTTTCTCAAGAAAGCGGCGTCTATGAATGACATCCCCCTGCACAGGAAAAGAAAAAGGAACACGTCACGGGCAAATTCAAGGTTCGGCCTGCGCGAGAGGTCAAGGTCTTTAATCCGCCTGATGTCGCCGATTGAAATAGCCCGTTTGCGTGTTTTCTCCGTTCCGGTAAACACGGTCCGGAAAGGTTTGCGGTCGATGGCTGGTTCCTGTTCGACCGCACGGTTATAGACCGCCCGGAGGATGCGCATGTAAAAGGATGTGGAATTGGGCGCGAGCCCGGCAGCGTTCAGGTACGCCTGATAGTCCTCCATGATGACATGGTCTATTGCCCCGATCGGGATATCCTCGTGAGCCCGGAACCGCTTGAAACTCCCCAATGCCGCGCGGTAATTATTGGCGGTGCCGGTGTGTCCCAGTTGACTTAACCTGACAATGACATTCTCCATAAAAATAAAGAAGGTATTCTCCTTGCCGGTACGTTGGAACTCCGAGACGACATCATCGGTAGAATAGCCGCGTTGCCGGCTGTCGAGTCTCTCGATGATTCCATGCAATCTCTCCACGTCCCAACACAGCCTTTGTGTAATTGATTTGATGGCAGCCATACGGCCATTCTCGACAGTGGAGACAAGCTGGGATTGCTTTTCGTCCCATTCGCAGGGAAACACTTTGTAGCCGGTCGTGATTTGCCTTACTACACGGTGGTTAGTTACAATGATGATTATGCTGCCCGGACGGTCTGCGACTGTTGACGGGCGGAATTTCACTTTTACTGTTGCCATATCTATTATTGTTTAATGTGAGTACTTGTAAAAGATAAGGGAGACAACAACGAGGGTGACGGTAACCAATACAGAGAATATGGCAATCATTCCGGTCAGCGTCTCGGAATGAAACAACTTCACGTTGGCGAATATGACGAGGGCAAAAGATATGGCAAGTATCAGCAGCAATATGCACAACATTCATGTCCGAATACAGTTTCAATTGTTGGTTCAAGATGGTAGAGAATGGCAAGGTCTGCATTCATTTCAAACATATCAAGTACCTTGTCTATGGGTTGGGGGATATGTACTTCATAAGGAAGGATGGCATAATCTTCGTATGCCTTTGTCTCTCCAATCCAATAATTGTCTATCAAATCTGGCAACAGCATTGGACCAGATGCTTTGAATTTGTAGATAGCTTCCTGTAACATAGTAATATTTGATTAGATGGTTGATATGTATAAACGCATGAGTTGTGCTGGTATCTTGTTGGACACGTCCTTGTTCACAAAGTGTTTGCCCTCCATTCTTGTTATAATGGCTGGATAATCTTTTGCGATGTCTGTCATTGCCTGAATTTGTTGTAGTGTGAGCATGGCTATAGCCAATGCATCCATCGAAAGGTATGGTTGTAACATCATCCAAAGATATGCGTTAGCCTGATTCGCACTTTTAATTTTTCCTCGCTTCAAAACGTCATGGCAAACTTGCGCGTTGAGAATTAAACGCCGATCTGTTCGCATTGACATCAGTACAAGCGTTTCAGAAGTAGGCAGGATGCCTTCGGAGGCTGCTTTATAGATATTAGAACAGATGTCTGCCGTGTTGTTTGTTATCTCTGTCATACCCATTGACGAGCATTCATCTATATTCGCTAGGAATGTGCGAAAATGACGGTCTTCTTCATGCAAGAACGCTACAAGTTCTTTCTTTGATTTTATCCCATGTGCTTTGCTTCCTAAAAGGAAGTTTGAGTAATTAGCTATGCCTTCACGCACATCCTTATCAAAGACGGGTGATTTATCCAAGTACTTGAAGAACTTGGTGGCACTTTCCTTCAACGAGTCAAGCTCCTGGTTCTCTTTATATACAGATGTATGCAATTTCACGTATGCTACATCACTTAGTGTGTAGTTGCTTGTCAGACGAAGCAGTTCTGTCCGAATGGAATCCGAAATTTCGTCATATCTTGCAGACAGTCCGCAATGTGCCGTAAATGACGGATCCTTTTTGATGAAGCATGATACCGTGTCGGCAACCTCATGCCATCCATTGATGAAAGTAGCCATCTGTTCTGCGTTGCACCCTGTGTTTCCTTTAATCGACAAAAAGAAATTATGATATTCTTCCAATGCGTCATTGGAGGATTGAAAATCATATTGCTTTCTGCTGTCACACGAAGCAACAATCAGCATGGTACATAAAAAAAGCAAGTGAAAGAATAAACTCGTTTGAGTCTTTTTTCTTTCACTTGCTTCACTTTCTTTCATTTGGTTTCCGAAACCTGTTTCAGAGGAGTTGCAGATGCAACCGACAAAACCATTTAAGTGTACTATATTCCTTTTGTTCATTGGCATATAATTGAAAATTTTGTGTGCAAAGGTACAGATTAAAATCCAAATAAAAGCCACAATAATTAGACTTTGTATAATTTTATGTTTCATACTCACTTTAGTATGATTTACTAATAACAACACAATCTATATACAAAAATCAATTTATATTCATTCACACGACAAAAGCTACCAGTATAATTATGATTCTGAATATAATTATGTACCTTTGCACATGTATAACGCCTATACATGTTCTTAGCATAAACCTATACTATTGACAATAGGCGTATAACAATCATATTATCAGTAGATAAAACGTTTTTGACATGGCAAAAGTCGGCTACATTATGGCTATCTCTCAGTATGACAAACTGGAAGAAGATCGCAAATGGATGAATGAGTTTGGGTGTGTTCGTATCGTTGAAGAAAATGACGAGAACGAACGAAACAGACCGTTGTGGAAACAACTGATGGTCGCCTTGAAAAGAGGTGATGAACTTGTCATCCCCAAATTTTCCAATGCCCTGCGTGGCAGTCGTGAACTGGCAACGTTCCTGGAATTTTGCCGAGTCAAAGTAATCCGCATCATTAGCATACATGACAAGATTGACTCCAACAATATTCTGTTTCCTGAGACAAAACCGTCTGATGTATTGACAATGATGGGGGCTCTACCTGAAGAAGTTCTTGCTCTACGCAAATCAGCAGAGCATGTAGTGGATTTACAGGAGAAGATGATTATATCTTTGCCAAAAGTATCTTCTGCCAAGATGCATAAACTGGACAGGGAAAAGACAGTTATCAATCTTTACGTGGCAGGTCATCCAATCGATGACATTTGGCGAGCCAGTGGATTCAAAAGCCGAAGCTCTGTGTTTCGCATACTCAACAAGCATGGTATCAAGCTCAACAGAGGTAATCACTCTGGACCAATAAAGAAAAGAGCCGAACAAACTCCAAAACAAGACATAGAAGAATAGACAATGAAGAAAATACTATTCCTGCATGGTTTCTTTGCGACAGGCAGTTGCCCTATGGCGAATGCTATGAGAGAGGCTTTCGAAGGGTGTGCTGTCGTACTGACTCCAGACTTGCCTTTGCATCCCAAAGAGGCATTGAAGGAGATTCGCTCCATCATAGACAAAGAGCATCCAGACTTGCTTGTCGGAAACAGTTGCGGAGCATTCCTTGCCCAGATGCTCTCTCCAGTAGTGGGCATTCCAGCTTTGCTGGGCAATCCTTATTTCAAGATGACGGAGTTTCTAAAGGTACGCATCGGTGAACATCAGTATAAAGCACCTCGCAAGGATGGCAATCAGCGTCTGGTTATAGACGAAGCGTTGATTGAGGAATTTTCCGAACTTGAAGCCGTACAGTTTGATTGCTGCAACCCATATTACAAAGAACGAGTATGGGGACTTTTTGGTGAGCAGGACACCCTTGCTCACTTCTCCCCATTGTTTATGGAGCACTACAACAATATCTATCATTTTCCTGGCGGTCATACTCCAACAGAACAAGAAGTGAAAACTTGGTACGCACCGCTTGCTACCAAGATGTTGATGGAGTATCCAGCAAAAGAAGAAAGATATTTCCAACATTTCAAAGGTGGCAAGTACAAGTTCATCAATTCTGCATTTGACTCCGAGACACTGGAGCGCATGGTGGTTTACCAGGCTATCTATGGTGAACAAGCATATTGGGTACGTCCAGAAAAGATGTTCTTCGGTCTGGTTACAAGAGACGGCAAGACTTTCAACAGATTCACAGAAATCGAAGTTTAATACCGAAAAAGTTACGCGCATAGAGAATAAGCAATTTCAAATGATCATATATATATAATACTTCGTTAAATTAATATCTAATCCATTGATAACAA